GGGAATATTAAGAGAGATTAGATTCCCAACATACTACAAGAAAAAGGATGTCAACTTTAGATTAGATGAAGTATATAGCACCACCGAGAAGGGAGATGCTTGTATTTATTATAAGTTATACAAACTCAATGTAGCAGAGAACACAGAGGATGAAGTCTCATTAGATAGCATTCCAGAAACTGCACACATTGATCCAGAAGTCAAAGTCTTTGATGGCATTAAAGGTTTGTTGGCATTTGCTAAACCAAACAAGAAGTCCTTAATGTTCCAAGATAGTGATTATGGTGCAAGTGATTATGAAGGTGCAATAGATTCCTTTGATGCAATGGATGAAGCATACAGCACCATCTTCAAAGAGTTAAGAACTAATAGAACAGTTAGATATATTCCAAAGGACATGATTCCAAAGAGTCCAGATGGAAGATTTATCCTTAATGACAACTTTACAGATGCTTATGTCCAAGTAGAGAGTGATATAGACCAAAATGCAAAGAGTGAGATTTCATACTCCATTATTCCAGATAAGACAGAGTCCCATAAGGCGAAGTTCTTAACAGCATTAACAACTGCATTAAACAAAGCAGGATTAAGTCCATACGCAATTGGAATAACTGGTCTAGAAAGTGTGAATGCTTCGGCAGAGAGCCAACAGGAACGCAATAAGGTTACTCTAGAGACAAGAAAAGCAAAGATGGAAGTTTGGAAACCATTTATAGAAGAGATGCTAATTAAGATATTACAACTCAACGATTGGATGGTTAGAAACAAGTTAGTAGAGCAAGACTACAAAGACAACGGTGTTGCTTGGGATGACATAGACATTCAAGTTTCATTTGGAGATTACATCGTTGAAACCGAAGGCAGTATTGTTACAACAGTAGCAAACAAGATGGCAGCAGGAGTAACAAGTACGGAGATGGCAGTAAAAGAGTTACATCCAGATTGGACAGATGTACAAATCTTGGAAGAGGTCAACCGTATTAGATACGAAAAGGGTATGTCATTAGATACACCAGACTCACTTCCAGAGTTGACAGGAATAGTGGAAGAAGATGGCGAAGAACAACAATAGTATAGACAGACTTGCCTTAATGGTAAATGCTCCAGCGAATAATGTAGCTATGGAAGCAATAGTGCAAGTCCAAACTGCGACAACACAAGTAAAGCAGATAATAGAAAAGGCAGTTCTAAATAATTGGGATGATGTGAAATTAACGAAGGAGTTAAACAAGTGCATATCCAAGAACTGTGCGAACATTAAGAACTTAATAGTAAGAGAGCAAACAAGGAAGAGTCTAGTTACATCTTCAAAGAAGTGGTACTACGAACTAAAGCAAAGTTTACTAATACTAAACACAAACCTTGCGAATAGTGGACTCCCAATAGCAAAGACTCCTGCTGCAACATTAACACATACAAGAGAGATGTTGAATAGTGGGAAGATGGTAGGGAGACCAATAATAGAGAACTATCAAAGGCAAGTAAAAGTAGCTTTGAAAGCATTTGCGACAGACCCACCAATGTATGCACAAAACACAGATGGAACGGTTAAGCAAACTGTGTTAAGGAATGTGGCAGAGATGACAGTTAGATATGAGGCAAACATTCAAGATGTGCAAAACCTAGTAAACAAAGGTGTGAAGTTGGTATGGACATCTTCTCATCCAAACTGTTCTCCAAGATGCAAAGACTATCAAGGTAGATTATGGAGTCTAGATGGAACGAGTGGAGTAATAAACGGTATTAAGTATTCTCCAATCCAGGAAGCATTAGAGGGCAAGAACAAAGATGGGAATGGGATTATCAACGGATACAACTGCAGACACAGATTGATAGAGTACAAAGAAGGAAGTAGACCACCACAAGACTTTACTGCTGCCGAAATCAAGAAAGAGTATGCGATAGACAAAAAGCAAAGGGCATACGAGAACAACATAAGGCATCTTAAAACTGAAGAGATGGCATTAAGAGAGGCAGGAGATATAAAGGAAGCAAGTGCATTAAGGAAGAAGTGGCAGAAACTAACAAAGGATTACAAGATATATTCTTTGGAACAAGGTAGAGCATTTTATCCTTACAGATGTGTAATAGACAGAGATATAGAGAAAGGAATAGTCGGAGAGACTACCTAACATAAATCCGTAGAGTTCAACGATAGAACAACCAGAAGTTAAAACCACACCGAGAGCAAGACTCGTAAAAGAATTGAAAGGAGAATAGAACAATGGCAGATTTAAAGGAATTACTAAATGAAGAGCAATTAAAGGCATTAGAAGAAGCAGGTTTCATCGTATCAACCAAAGAGGATCATATTCCAAAGAGTAGATTTGATGAGGTCAATACAAGGATGAAAGAAGCAGAAAACAAGAATGCTGAATATGTGAAACAATTAGAAGTTCTAAATGGCAGCAAAGGAGATGTTGATGCCTTAAAGAAACAGATTGAAGAAATGAGCATAAAGGCAAAAGAGGAGCAAGAGTCATACGAGAACAGAATTGTAGAGATACAAAGAAAGTCAGCGATAGACAATGCATTCCTAAAAGCAGGTGCAAAGAACAATCAAACAATATGGGCAACAGCAGATCTATCACAAGTAGCATTTAAGGATGGCAAACTAGAAGGACTTGATGAGATTATCAAGACAAGCAAAGAGCAATATCCTTATTTGTGGGAAAGTGAGGACAAACCAGTATTTAAGGCAGGAGCACCAGTAGGGAAAGCACCTCAACCAGATGAAATAATGGAACTCACGAAACTAAAGTAACAACAAAAAAAATAATAACAACAAAAAGGAAAGAAGAATTATGGCACAAACAGTTTCATTAGCAGTTAAGTACATTAAAACTCCAGAAGCATTGGAGAAAGTATTAAACAAGAATCTTAAGACATTAGACTTAAGAAAACCATGCATCGTAGTAGATGCATCTACAGTTAAGTATCAAAATATTGCATTCTCAAGTGCAACACCAGCAGCATATTCCAGAAGTGGTGGTTATACAGGAAACGATTTAACAATCTCCTGGAACACAATCACATTAACACAAGATGTAGGCAATGCATTATACATTGACAAAATGGATAGTGAAGAAGCAGCAGGATATGACATCGTAAGAATCGCAAACAACTACATTGGACAAGTTCAAAATCCATTTGTAGACTCCTACACACTCCAAACAATCGCAAGTGGTGCAGGTGTTACATCCGACATCTCTGTTGGCAAAGGAAACATCGTTGATGTTATCACAAATGCAAGAGCAACAATCAAGAACAGAGGATACAACAGCAACAACTTCATCCTCTACATTGATTACAACAAGTTTGAAATGCTCAAACAAGCAGCAATGGCACAAGGCAGATGGGCATTAGGCGAATGGAATGGATCTGAAAACACAATGGAACTCTTTGATGGTATCAAAGTAGTTGGTGTTCCAGCATCTTATTTTGACCAAACAAACAAGAAGACATGGGCAGTTCTCATGATTGCAGAAGCAGCAGCACAAATGGTTAAGTATCAAGAAGGCGAATTCTTTGATAAGATTCCAGGATTCGGTGGCAGAAAACAAGAAGTTGACATCGGTCTTTACTTTGATGCAATCGTTTACAGCGAACTCTCAAGTGGTATTGTAAACCTCATTTACTCTTCAGCATCTAATGCAACCTATACAGCAACTCCAGTTGAAGTATTAGGAACAGTTACAACATCTAGTGCAGGTTAAGAGTAACAACTAGGTAGGGAGAGCAATCTCCCTGCCTTTTATCCTTATCAAAGTGTAGTAAGTGCAATTCTTACAATAAGGAGTAACAAATGATAGAAGTAACACAAGAGTTTATAAACAAGTTTATAACGGACTATAACAACAAGTATGATACCAACATAGAGAATCAACTTGCTTTATTACCCCGTCCAATGACCTCTAATGCCTTTGTAACGAGAGTTAGCAACTATGTTGATATGTTTGTCAAGTCTCATTGTCCGATGTTTATAGAGGATTATGCGACCACAGAGCAAAGCACAGCAATCTACAATGCAAAGCTAGAACAAGCATTCTACATTCTCTGGAATGAAGATTTGACAATAGTAAATGGCATAGACTTTGCAAAAGGTACAGCAGTTTCTCAAGAAGTATTACAAAGAGCAGAGATGAGCAGAATGGCAAAGATGTATTTAGAGAATGCTGGACTAATGTACAGAGGACTCAACGGAACAGGTGGAGTCTGGTACGGAAGCGATTATTGGAGAGCAATGCACAATGGATAGATACAAGTTGGGTTTTTGGTGTGTATCTGTAACCACAGACAACGAGACAGGAGTTTCTTCCAATTACCGTATTCCTTTTAGATATAGCGAGGAATATAACACACAACATGGTGGATACATTGGAAGTGGCATAGACCAAAGAGCAAACTCAATAACGATTATAAGTGATACAAGACTTGAGATGCTCATAGATGGATATGGACTCGTTGAAATCTCCAAAGATGATGGTGTGGAACTTGCAGATGGCAAGACAAGACTTGTAACAAAGGTGGACAAGATACCAAACGGAAGGGGTGGATACTCCTGGACTAGAAGGATATATATAGACTAATGGACAAAGTACAAGAGATATTAAGAGTTTTAAGTGAAACGATTAGAGCTCATTGTCCATACGATACAGGAGCATTATCTCAAAGTATAGAGACATACTACAACGGTGGAATCGCACAAGTGATTATAGGAAACGACATAGTGGACTATGCAAGGATAACAAATGAGCCCTGGCAAAAGGGAAGGAATCCAAACGAAGGATGGGTACAGAGAGCAGTAGATAGTTGTGTACCACTAATCCAAGCAATATTCAACGGAGATGCGACACAGGAAGAAGTAGACAAGTATGTAAACATAACACAAAGTGCATATAGATTAAGACAACAACAAAGGATACAGGAAATACAAGGATGAGATTTGAAGAAGTATTTAAGCAACAAATAGTAGAGTGGTTAAGCACAGAACTCCAAACTACAACAAATGAGGGTGGAGTTACTGTTGTATATGATCCATCTATTCTTAATAACACAGAGACTTTAACAAATCCTCTATTTGAAGATAAGAACACATACGGAGTTTGTGTAAGAAACAACACAATAGTTAGAAGCAACTTATCCGATATAGACTTTAATACCATCACATTCACAGTAGAGAGTGTAATGGATGAAAACAGCACACAAAAGTTCTTGGATGCAACAGAGCATATTGCAACATTATACGATAGCACACTCCAAAGCTATGTTGAGACAGTAGATGATACTACAACACCACCTACAACCCTTACAACACAGTATAAACCTGCTTTCGGTGTTGCTTATGTAAGTAGACCAAGATACACCTTACACACGAATAAGGGCAGTATAAAGGCAAATACGGTTACTTGGGTTATAACAGTTCAATATAGTGTTTCTTCTATATTCTTAACCAAGCAAACCTTTTCAATTACTGTAAACTCAACAGTATATTCATTGAGCAATATATTAGAGTATTCATTAACAGGACAATTAACAAGTAGGGATGTGCAACAGGTAGATCAAAGCAGATTGACCTCTCATGCAGTAAACTACTTGAACACATATTCATTCACAATTAGAAAGACAACAGAATCATCTGGAATAAACAGCATATTAGAAAGTGGGTGTATAGATGCAAGTACATTCACACTCTCATCCATAACTATTGGAAGCACATCATACAATGTTAAGAAGTTCCAATTAACAGAGATATGGAGAGACAATGTTGGAGCATACCAACTAACTATTTGGAGATAGTGATATGGCAGAAGATGGGAAGATAGTAGTTGAGGTCAATCTAAATGTCAAAGAACAGGCAGCGAATGACAATTTAGACTTGGATAACAATTTAGGGCAGACACCAGATGCAGAGATAAGTGCAAAGAGTTTGTCCCAAAGTGCTAATTCTTCCACATCCAAGATGGTTGCAACCTATGTAGGAACACAAGCTCTAAAATGGGCAACAAGCAACTATGGAAACCTTACAGGAGACTATATCACACAGGCAAACCTTAATGAAGGCATTGCAATAGCAGGAATGGGAATAGCAATGGCACAATCTCCAATAATGGGTGGACTCGCTGCTGCAACTGCACTAACTGTTAAAGGCATAGAAAGAATGCTAGAAATTAGAGAGCAAGAGCAAAGAGCACAATCCATTAGAGAAAGAGTAGGAACAATAATCTCAACAGGAGGCAGGGATTTATGAGTACAACACTAACTTTACAAAACTTTGGAAGTAGTGCAAGTGCATCTACAATCACATCCATAATGGATGGAGATACATACTCCTGGAGATTAGATGACAGTTTGGATAGTGGTGTAATAATCTACACATCCAACGACCTTACTCCTATTGAGCCATTTACACTTGCAACCATTAACTTTGATGATGGATCTACAGAAAAAATGTGGGTTGCAGAAGATAATGTTGCAATGCTTTCAAAAGTTGGGACAACAAAGACTTATCAACATACATTAAAACTCGTAGAACTAACAAAGATATTAGAGAAGTTAGTAGTTACAGGATTATGCTTAACTCCTGTAAATATGGATAGCACAACTCCAATGTATGCTAATTTATATGCACAATTCACAAAGGCATTATTACAAATATCCCTTCAATCTAGCAATACAACACTAACAGCAAGTTCAAGTATAGTCTCATCCAAGCTAACAAATGCAGAAACTGAAACCTTTGTATTTAGCAACAGTACAGCAAGAGAGATATTAGATGACATACTTTCTTCTATTGATAGTAGAGTTATTGTAGATGATGTTTCATTCAATAGTTCTACAAAGTTGCTAACACTATCCATTAACTATATAGAAATGGTGGAAGGTAGCACAATAGTATTAAGCAATAATACACACCATAAGGTTATAT